GGGACATACAAACTTTTTCTCAAATATCAAAACTAACAGTTCTCTATTGAAATTCAACAAATGTTCAAGATAAACAAACAACTCTGGAAAGATACACTACAATCTGTAAGACACTTGCAAATTGAGGACGGTGATACAAGTAGTATGCTATATAGCAAGTACTTGTTTGCCAGGAATTTGAGACATGATATATTACATATCCTGTGCTGCGAATTGCTTGGTGTCCAAGCACATTTAAATGTTGAAATGGATCTAAAATCCTATTTGCCCCAAATCGATTTCCCTGAAAAAATTGGGAAGTATACACCAGACATAATTACAAAAAGAAATGGAACGTATTTCATTGTAGATGTGGCTGTAACACTGAACCCAGAATTTGATCGTTCAACAAAAATTGCAAAATATAGCAAAATAGTTGACTTCCTAGTTGAACAAGGTGTACCTGCCACATTGATTATTGTCGCAGTCAAAACCAACATGGACAATTTGTTTACTGAAATTGCACAATTAAATTCAATTGTTCAAGTTAATATTGAACCTTATTATGATGAATTTATAGTATCAGAAAACCAAGCTATTGCTAAAGTAAATGCTATTAGGCCTTATATACCTCAAGAATATTTTAATTCAGAATTTGAAATTGCTCCTTTCAGAACAGAGTTCCTAAAACCCAAAGAATATACAAAATTATATAAAAAATCTATGTTGTATAAACTTGAGAACAGACCTAAAATAACAGACCAACAAAGTTATGAAATTGTATGGTCACTTTTTGAAGATCAAGAAGTTTATAATTATATTGGAGACAAAAAACATGATGTGAACGAGTTCCAAAAGGCATTTGATCAACTGGATGAATTAGAACCTACAACATACTTTTCGCCTAAACCAACTTTCCATTTTTTATATTGTGAAAAGTATAATTTACCATTAGTTAACAATATCAAGAATTTATCTCATATGAAACAAGATCAAAAGTATTCCTTGAACATATTATCTTATGTTAACTTATTATCATCAGTTGATAAAAAAGTTAGTTTATGTAAGCACATTTTCAAACAAACAATAATTGCTCTTAGTGACCCTAAAGAAGTTGTCATTTGGAATACTGGTTTTTACAAGGGTACTCATGATTTAGATGAAGATTTAAAGAAAAAATTTGCAGAAGAAAACAATCTAGATGTCAATAAGTCAACATTTATATCTATTAGAAAACAAGTACTCCCAACAGAAATGAAACAGCAAAAACCATATATAGAAAGGGCACATCAAGTTTGTATAGAAAAACCCAAAGATGGTGCACATGATTTTCTAATAAAATCTGGTGTAAAATACCAAATCAATCATCCTGATGGTAGACAATATTCTGAACCTAAAAGTTGTTCAAAAGACCAATCAATTGCATTTGAACACTTTATGGATTTGATAAATAAGCCTTCGAAGAAAAATTTAGAATTAGACCCATTATGGTCAGCAAATGTAGGTAAAGACAGCAATGTTATTATGGGTGTAAAACAAGACTTTAGGAATGAATTTAAAAATTTCCATAACAGGATTAAATACTTAAATTCACATCATATGTCATATCATACTTCAATTGCAGCAGAGCAAGCTATCCATTATATAACACTTAATACTAAGGACAATAGTTTTTATTTTGTAAATACTGGCTTACCAAATGTCATGCATATATTTCAGGGTGGAACCATTGATAGGAGTAAAGATATTGGTGCACCCTTTTTTAGTATTGCTATCACTGATAATATTCAATGGGCATCTGACGTGTTTGGAAAACATACATCACACAATATAACAATAGAAGGAAAAAAGATGTTTGTCATAATAACTAGTTGGAGGAGACTACAAATACATAAGCTTGTTATGCTAAGAGATCAATTTTATTCTTGTCAATCAACAGGATTTGATACATATCAAAGAAACAAGAGAAATAAAGTAGATATACCAGGAGAATATGAAAAATTTATATATACATTTAGAACATTGGTTGCACAATGTACAAGTCAAAGAGTATCTGAATTTTTAATGGATGTTAGGTACATTGTAATGTCATGTTATGCTGATTACACTAATGTAACAGCCTTAATCAAAGACAAATTTGCACCACATTACCCAAACAGCATGACACGATGGATAATACATCAACTTAAAGATAAAGTGTTTGAGATAAGTGAAGCATTTAAAGAAGCTGATAGTTTTTCAAAACATACTCCAATATTTGTTTCCAACACAAGAGTCCAATCAAGTTTAGGAGGCAAAATAAAGTTCCCATCACTATGGACAGATTATAAATTATCAAACATTCAAGACTTATTTGATGAATTGTTTGTTTATGTTCATACAGGTAAAGATCCTTCAAGTAATTTTGCAGAAGGTGTTAAATCATTGAAAACAATACTTAAATTCCAGACTGAATATGATTTGCTCAGTGATGAACACAAACTGGGTATACATACTACAGAATCATTTAAAAAGTATTTATTGAGTGGAAAACAAGTTGGTTGTTGGTATGATGTGATTCTAGCTAGTGTTAGTCAGTTAAGTGCTGAAATACCAACAGAACAATTATGTGCAAACTTAGATAGGTTTACATCACAAGAAGTTCTGTCTGATATAGAATCTACCAAAGCATGCATACCAGAATATATGAAAATAAATGCAACTGAAAGTGAAAAGCAACCCATTAGTGAAAAAAAGAAAAAGATGTTAAAGAAAAAAAGAGAAAACATTTCATTATTTCTGAAAAAGAAAGGTTTTAACATATTAGATGAATACAAGCATAAAGATGAAATTTTCAGTAATGTACACCCTCAAAGTATTGTAGATGCTAATAGTAGAACAGGAAGAGCAAAAGTGCATGATTTATGTCTTGATTTCATATTACGTTATCCTAAACAATCACAATGTGTTTTAGATGTAGCACATTGGAATTTATTTGAGAACAAAATGAGAGTTGATGCAGACATATGCATTAAATCACAATATGGTGCAAAACGTGAATTCTATGTGATTAACTTTGGTGCGAAAGCTATGGCAAGAATGTTTGAAAATATGTATAAATGTATTGCAAAAGTATTACCCCAAGAAATGATAAGCATACCAGGAGATGAAAAAATGCAACATATGTACAATAATATAAATGAAGTACTACGTGCAAGACACAATCCTGATGATTATATATTCTATGTAAATGGTGATTGCACAAAATGGTCTGCATGTGAAACAATGACATCATTTTGGGCATTGACAAATGGATTTAGTAAGGTTTTAGGAGACAGTAAAACAAGCTTTTGCAAAGCAGTCCTTTCATCATGGGCAAATAAGAACATATTAGTTCCACAAGATATTGCCAAAGGAACAACATTTATAACAGAAAATACAAAATACTTACAACAAGGTGAAAAAATAAAAAGTACACAAAATTTCCTACAAGGAATGTTTAATTATTCATCATCAGTTAAGGCAGTTGCTGCTACAGAATTTGCTATACGTTGTTGGAAATATAAATACAATAACTCAAGACCTATTATAATCAGACACTTAGAACACTCAGATGATTATAGTCTAATTGTTCGTGTTAATAATGTTACTGATTTTGAAGACTTCAGAAGAGTACATAAATTGTCACAAAGACTTCATGGTATAGTAGACAGTGAGAAAAAAACAAATTGTCAAAGATTCATTATGGAATTTATATCATTGATGTCGTTTAATGGTCAAATGGCATATCCCAACATAAAAAAAACAAAAGAAGTGGGAATAAATATAGCAGGTGTAGGGTATCAACATGATGCTATGAATATTGCATCAAGGACATCTGAAGCATTAAGGTTAGGAGTACCACAAGTTTCCTGTTATGCTATACAAATGCTTCAGGGAATAAATATCTATAGAAAATATTCTTTGGGTTTAAGACAGCGTAATGAATGTGTTTCAAGCATTGATCCTTATAATAATCCAATAGAACTCTTCGGACTACCAGATTGCTTGCCAGTTCTATATCTAAATACTGTAGGAGATCCAAATAATTATAGACTTTACACTTACTGTCCTGAATTAAGAGATATTTTTAAAGGATTATACATACAAACAATAGATCACAAAAATGAACTTGGTGATCCTTTATTATCAGATTTAATGCCTACATTTTTCACTGCAATCTATAGTTATAAAAAACATGGAAACAAATTGAAAAGGATTTGTAAAAAAATTGGCTGGACACAAGATAAATTAAATGAATACAGATTAGCTAATCCAGATTACTGTATTATGAAACCTAGAGAAACTACACGATTTCTTGATTGGCTTAAAGCAATGTATTATAATAATAGCTTTTCTATTGCATATACACAATCATCAAGGAAAATGATAATGTTAAGATTATCGTATTTTGCTAGTGGGAAATGTATTCGTAATCCATTTTCAAATACACCAGAACTGGTGACTATTGCAAAGTTTTCAGATTTATATAGATATCAACTATTGAGCTTGTCAGGTAGGTTTCAAGATATTGAAAACAAAAACCTTGAAAGAATGCTATTGAACACAGATCCAACATTGAAAGCATATTTTGACTTGTTAAGTGTGTGTGGATTAGTTAAGACAGGGAATAATCCAGCTTATCCAATTATAACACGATTTCCTCAAACTTATAAGTTTATAAATTTAGAGAACAATTTGAGCACTGTTTTACAGTATAAATGTAATAAGGTAAATTTTGATGCTGATAGACGTAATAGTCGTGGTGAATTATCCTTAGAAAGGGATACCAAAAAATTAATAGACATATTTGGTTCAGAATTAACAACATCAAATTCATTATTGCAAATAAATAAGATAATGAAGAGTCAAAGCATGGGCGGAACAACCGGATTATGTTTTTCGACTACAGCAGGACATACTCCGGGAGATACTCTGGAAGCTTATTTGGAAAATGGAATGTTTTATGATACACAATATCAGTTCTTAACATCACAAGAATTCACAGTAGTTGACCCTATAACTAATGCTGTTATTTACACAAGAGACTTTTTATATACAAACAATGCTCATTCAATCATGTTAGAAAATTTAACACAACTCATGTATTTTTTGACATGTAAATACCAATACGAACCTGAAGCAATCATTAACATAATAAAAGAAATAAAGTTTTTGAGAGATGGAACAAATGTTATTGATGAATTAAAAAAATGTACTTATGATTTGAATGATATAACTGACACATACCATAAAAGAATGTATGTATTCTTTTTTGCATTGTTAACAAAGGATGTTGCACCACTACACAAATTTATAAGTAATCAGTACTCTATAAGACATGATTACCTTACCCAAGTAGAATTATCTCATTTCCAAAATAAAGGCATTAAAGCAGTTGATGGAGTTGCATATACATTTAGAAATGTTATTTTTATTGCATTTAAGGACTTGAATGAAAACATATTGTTAATGTGTGATCAATGCACATATACTCAGGCTGTGCTTTCATATTTTGCAGCTTTAAGATTATTTAATTTAATAACTCAAAACATGTTTGAAGAAATCCTAAACTTTAAATTAGATACAATGACACCAACATTGAAGAAATCAGTATTTGACAGTTTTGTTACTGAAACAAGCAGATATAGAAAATTTAGATTAACATTTTACCACAAAACAAAGGCAGGGATTCAACATAATACAGATCCAGAAAATGCATTACCTATTGTTATGGGTATACCAGAATTGTATAAAAAGGAAAGAAAGATTCTACCACTAAACTTAGATGTAGATATAGACCCATATAATTTATGTGTAAAAAATGGTAAAATAACATTATTTAATTTACCATTAACCCCATGTGGAAGTTCAACTGTAATAACATATCCAAATAAAATTGTCGGTGGTCAATTAAACTTGAAAATATTTAACACACCTAAATTAATGTACAATTACCTACATGACAAACAAATGGCACTTGCAATTGATGAGAATCTAATAGAAGATTTAACCAATCATGTTGGAGGTGTATTTCATGAACGAGAATGGGGTTTTCCTGGCATAAAAGTTAATGATGAAAATAGGGAATTATTTGAGGCAAGTGATATTGTTAAACCAATCACTACTATTGCACCATTAAAGTTTGAAATGAAACCCATTAAATTATTACTTGAAGGCGAGACAGAATTTAGAGGTGGAAAAATAATTAAGGACACAAGCCCTAGATCAAATGAAAATATAACAACGAACATAAATATAGATTCAACAACAGCACCCAAGATACCATTAGAAATGAGTCAATTTTCAGATGTTGAAGTAAAGCAGCAAACATTAATACCTGCAAAAAAAGTTTTGTATAATAATTACTTACAAAGATCACATTTAGTATTTGAATGTACGTCAGATGAGTATGGAAACACAATTGCTGAATTTGTAAATCAAACAGAACAACACCTATATGATGATGATAACTTGTTTGAAATTGAATCAGAAGACTGGTTAAATATTTGCGACAGTCAAAAGATAAACTTTGTAATTGATAAGAAACCATTTAATCAAAATAGTTCAAAGGAAAAATATGGTGTAAAACCAAATTACACTATTTGTAAAATGATTCCAATTGATAGTTTGCTAACATCAACATTGAATTTTGTCATAAAATATGATGAACATGGTGATTACTTATTAGGTGACACAACTTCAAACCAATGCTTACCTAATGAAGAATTAATGGAAAACTATCAAAACCTCAAAAATATGAAACTTATGATACCTGAAAATCAAGTTATTATTGAAAAACCTAAAAGTATTATAGAACAAGAAAACTTATTGCAACTGACACATACCTTAAAACATGCATCAAATGTAAAACCTGAAGACATTAGTGAAAGTTTGTATTTTACCTTAATAGAAGAATTTGATATCAAATATATAATAGTAAGAAACCATGAATATTTAGGATCAAGTGAAATCAATTTCGAAATATTTAATCATAATTTTTTCCACACAGAAATTGATTGGATCTTTATTCCTCTTAAAGAAAGTACATTAACACAAGTAGAATTTGAAAACTCTGTATTGATGGAAACACATACTAAACTAATAGAATTCCCCCAAATAATAAGTGGCAGCAATTTAAGATATAATTATGGTAAGTATTTAGATAATTCGAATAATAAATATATGATTGTTAGAAATGACTTGCCTTTAAATGATACTGCCTTAAACTTACAACGTAAATTTGTTGTTGAAGAAATAGAATATATTTGGGTCCCACATACTATAGCAGGTGCATTATCTTTCCAAAAATTAAATAAAGACAATATAATAAATTATAAACCAAACAATTATATTCTTGTTGAAGATTTTGAATATGGAATAAAAATAGTAAACACATTGACTGATGATTGTTATGAAATTTTATTGAAAGATGCACTTGATAATCATGTATTATGGGGATCAAATCTTTTCGAATACCCACCAACTATATTAGTAACACAATGTATGTTTTTTTCACAGTATGTGCAAGTACCATCAAAAATTTTACCGAATATACTTGACATGGATCATACTTATAATGCACAGTCATTATTTATTGAAAATGATGGAAAAGACAACAAAGTAATTCTTATCAAGAATTTTGATGGAGATGTAGGTTTCTATGAAATAGATCAAACAGAATTAATCTTTGTAAGCAGAATATTTATTGAAAACAGTTTTATGAACAAATTTACAGAAATATTTAATATAAACAATTTCATGTCACACACATACACAAAGTTAGATATGGGTGACTACCATATACTATTAAATGATATGGAAAGTAAAAATTATATTAGAGACTATGTATTCAATACTAAAGTATTTATATTAAAACAGGAGGAATATAAAGAACAAATAATAATTGAAAAAGATGAAATTTTTGATGTGATTGAAGAAGATACGAATGTGGAGGTTGAAAAAACAAGATTATCAACATTTAAACCAGATTATAATTTAGATGAAGATGAAACAGAATCAATAAGTGAAGACCAAGATACATACTATGATTTATTTGATGAACCATTTGAAAAAGATTTAAACAAATATACAAATAAAATAATCTTAATGCAGAACAGGGAAATCAAAAATGTTTCTTATAGTTTTAAAATAATAGAAAATTTACCTGATTTCCCAGTTTATTTAATGAGATCATGGTCAGGGAATGATGCACTAAACTGGATAAGAAATGCTAAAAATGTCTTCAACTTGTGCAAATTGTACTATGATTGTAAACTAGATAATTTTAAGGATGTAGATGCTAAAACAAAACTTTATATTCATTACTTATATGAAGAAATACGAATTGCTAAAGAAAATGATGAGCTTGTTGGAGGTACATTTTCAATAGATGATAAACATGCTATTGAATTTGATATGAAAAAGTTTAAACCACTAAAAGAAAAAAAACATTTTTCTGAAACAAAAGCAAAATTAGAAGCTGAACATCTAGGTGGAATTGTTATTGAACGCGATCGTAGATTTGTTGTAGTCTTTGGTGGCAATGACCCAATTACTGAAGAACATCTTAAGATACCTACGGATTTCAACCTTGGTAGGCATGAAATGTTTAGAGAAATAGCAGAATTAGGCTTAGAAAGGGACTTATTTTATGCTTAATCCCCCTGTGAGTAATAACCAAAAGAAATAAAAGTATAAAAAGAAGAAAAAGTTTGTATGTCCC